CTTAGTTTCTTCACCAGTAATAGCCTTGTATCTTTTCCCACATTTAACACACATTACTTGTTGATTTTCATTAAATAAAAGCTTGCTCCTGGTACACTCGCCACATACGGTAAATATTTTTGATCCGCACTCGCATTCATGTTGTCCATTTTTAATCATATTTTTAATCCTCATTTCTTGCATAATAATAAGCAAACAATATCACATCATTCCTAAGTTATCCACACTTCTGTTTTTGGGTATGTTACATACAATATGTATTGTTAGTAACAAAAAGGTATAAGAAGTGTTAAGATTCTCTCTTAATAATAGCTTGTATTTCTTCTGCACTCATTGATCCGCCTCTAACAATTTCATCTTCCGTAGCTTTTTGCATAAAAGATTGAAAGTCTATGTCTGCAGTGATGTTTGTGTTAGTGTTAACAGATTCAATTTCCTGCTTATCTCTCCACTGCTTAGGCTGTCTGTTCTTTAGCCAGAATATTTGTGCAGTAGTATCGGGCTGGATATGATCTATTGTAGGAACTATCACAGCTTCACCTTGGAATTGAAATATCTTATCTACTTTTTGTTCATATCCAAGGGCCCTGTTGTACAATTTGTTAGCAACATTTGCATCTGCATCCACTTTTCCTCTTTTTATGGACTCCGAAAAATCTTGATATTCTAATTTCCATAAATTGAGAGTTGATTCTGATATACCAAAAAAATCAGCTATTTCAGTATCTTTAGCACCTAGTAAACATAATTTATGTACCTTTTCAATATATTCTATTTTATATAATGTAGGTCTGCCTGCTGCCATAATCGCTCACTCTCCTATCTTTTAAACCATATTAAATACAATGGTATCTGTTTAATCAAATCAACTGTTAATCTCTGTAAATAACTTTTATCTAAAAACTCACCATAATTATTATTTGGCATGTAATATGCCATAATCACTCACCATCCTTTTTAATCTTATCACCAACTTTATACTCAATATAATATTCTCCACATTTATTACAAAACCCATCTCCGACATCTCTACCCAACCACTCATTTTTACACTTACATATAAATGTAAATAAATCTGTTTCAGTATTATTATTCATAAACATATTCACACATCCTTTTTTATTTATTAACGCTTGGAGTTTGTTTATACTTGATCTCCAATCTTGGTTCATAAGCACAATCCTTAAATACATTAACATGGTTAATATCATCTATCGTTTTACCATAAAAACCAATATTAACATTAAGCATATAATGATTAGCCCTGCCGTTGCCTCTGCTAACCTTTGTAACGATACCTTTATTGGTTAATCTATCTAATATATCTGATGTATGTCCTCTGTCCTGATTAAGATATACGGCTATCTCTGCTGCGCTCATGTTTTTATTAGTACCGGGATTAATTATGTATGGAGTTTGCCAACCAACTAAGCTTAATATTAGTAATAATAAACCAGCCTCATTTAAATCTAATTTTTTATGTCTAACAATATCTATTAAATTAGTACGGTAAAGTTTAATAAAATGTGCATCTTGCCGATCAGGTCTACCCGGTTTTACCTTACTGCTGCTAATCCAATCACGGCTAATAACTTCGCCTGTATCTGCATCTGTAATAACTCTTAAAGTGCTATTACCTGCACATTCATAACCTATATTGCAGTTGTGCTGTTTAACTCCGTTTATGATATCACCTCATTTACGGTTAAAAACAAAACTAAAAGATAAAGAGTAAACCAAACTCAAAAACCGTGTCTACCCTTACTGTCTGTAAGACTTGATGCCATTTTGTACCTGTAGGCATATCCCCTCAGGTATTGTAGGCATATCCCCTCAGGTTTAACACAATAAACCAATACATTATTTACCTCTTACACCTATAACAACACTCAATTAACCTACAACTAAACCCTGTCTCGCTGCGAAACTTACAGGCTAAACAAGTTTTAGGAGTTTCAATCCACTTAATTACATCTTTCATATTTACACCTACTTTACAAGCAAACAAATTAAGTTTACTAAGCTACCAACGGTTATAATTGAACTCAACACAAGCAAGGCTATTACTTCCTTCTTGCTAAACTCGTAACTTTCTTTCATAATTACTCACCTCTCTACTATTAAAGACAACAAAAAAGGCTAACCGATTGGCAAGCCTTTTGAAAATATTTGCTAATATTTAAGATTTTAAATTTCACTACCACCATTGTATCACCTAACATATCCCCTGTAAACGCAATAACCACGCAATATTCACGCAATTTTAAACGGATTGAAATATATTTGAATAAATATGTTGACAACGTCATACAATAGGAGTATATTTAGATTATCAAATAAACGAGCGGAGGAAAACAACATGTGCTACGTAAGCAAAGCAACAGAAAAGAAAATAAACGAAATGGTAAAAAACGAAGGATATTATTCAAACACATTATTGTATTTACTTGGCGAAATGAAATCTCAAATAGGTTGGAACGGTGGTACAATAGCACAAATCGAAAAGACAGGCGAACACATAGAAAACAGTAATCAATTTGATGTAAGATTAACTCCAAAATTACATGGCATAAGCATTGACTATAACAAATATATAAATACAGTAGGTACTTTAAACCTCCATTACGTAACAATTAGAGACTTTAATGGACTTGTAAACATTTGTTACAAGGAGGTGATATAAATGCCCCTCGAAACAAGGCGCACAATGCGCTTCTCGGACACTGAATGGGAAGCGTTAAAACTACAAGCCGAACAACTCGGCACAGACCGCACAGGCTATATTAAACTCATTATCTCGCTAGATGCAAGCGCAGGGATTATTAAAAAATTGAAGGAGGAAAAATGAGATGAAGAATAAGTATTTTGAATATGGTAGCGGCGATTCAGAAGAATTTAATAACTTACCAATTGAAGAACGCACAAAAATAATCAAATATGCCAATAAAATGAAAGTTTTGGTAATGGAACAGGAAAAAACAATCATAACCAGACATTATAAGGCTTGCATTAAAGAAATATCAGACTGGCAAGATAATTTAATAAATTGGAATGGCAAATGAACAGCCCAAAAGCCCCACATAAGTAGGGCTTTTTCTTTACGCTTTTAACAAACCATTTATCTTCTTCAACGCGCTCTCCTGTAAATATTGCAATGCTCTTACTTCCCTTCGCTCTCTATAGTGACACTGGTACGCATCAGCGATTTGTGGGAAGCTTAGTTCTTGTAAGTAATACTGTTCTACCACAAACCTTTCCTCACTCCCTAAAACGCTTAAATACGCTTCTGCTTGATTACAACTACACTGCAAACTAAACATATCATTTTCGACTAATTTTAACCGCACATTTAATTCTAACTGTTGTTCCTCTCTCCTAATAGCTAACCTCTCTACAACGCTCTCTGTGCTATGTACAGACGGCATATCAGATATAATTTGTGCTGCAATACCGACATCTTGACTGTCTAATATCTCTCTTAATATCTGCTGCTTTTCTATGTTTTTTAGTGACAAGAGAGATAGATTGGTTTTGTATTGCTTAAAGTATTGTTTATAGTCCATCAGTCAACCTCGTATTTGCACTATCTCTGTATTTCCTTGCCATTACTGCAATTTGCAAGGCTTCACAGGCTAGATTTTCAGCATATTTTTCAATTTTGTCTATTGCTATCCATCCGGTGGAATTAGCTTTAATACTATCCCACACGCAATTAAGATTTATTTTTATTTCCGCTAGATCATCTCTTGCCTCATCTGATTCTTCAAGCAACACGGCGAACCCTTCGTGATTACTCGCAAACATCGGAAACTTCTTATTTGCTTCTTCCAATTCACAACCTACAAGCCTATTAACTTCATCTTTTATGTATTTACTTGTCATTTATCCCCCTAATTAAAAGCTAATTCAATGCTTTTCAAACTTCTTTTTAACATCAAAGCTATATCTGTCTTACTGTCTCCCTGTCTAGTCCATAACCTTATTAGATAGCGCGTTTCGTGTGTGTATGGTCTGTCATATTCCTCGTCAGTTCCTTTTTCTTTATTTTGCTCTCTACAATATGTTTTACAGGCATCTCTTTTAACACTTTTAGTATCAAATGGCTTTCCACAATATCTACAATTTTTATGCATTACTACAGTATTTCTATCTTTATTTACAGCCGCGCAACTACGGCTACAGCAAAGTAATTGATATGGAGTTAATAACTTATCACATACTTTGCACGTTCTTGTTTTGTCATTAGATACTTTCATCCTGTTATCTCCTTGCACTTTGCCATTATGTCTGCGGTACATCTCTCCAGACACTCAATAATGTGCCTT